TATGTCCTCGTCAGGAAACTCTGGCAGCGTAACCTCGTCAGTGTCTCCTACTTTCTCCGCCTCTCCAAAACGAGTGTGCGCCGTTCGCACGCGGCCCTCAAAAGTGCTGCGATTAATATTAAGTGCGCGAGCGGCACCTGAGACGCTGCCGTGTTCTTCGACCGCCGCCAGCGTTGCTAGGCATTGCTCATCTGTTAGTCCGCGGGTTGGCATCAGCTCACCATTTGCTTGGCAAGCCGCGCCGCGCGGGCTGGCACCTGGTTGGCAAAGCGACTGTCGAGCAGCTCGGCTGCGGCAAGCTCATAATCAGGCGGCTGTTGTGATAAAGCTGATAGCATTCGTTTGAACTGCGACAACCTCGGCCTGCCAAGCTGAAAGCAGAGCTGTACGACCACCGACTGCCGTGCCGGGTCCAAGTCGTCAAACCATGCCCACTGCTGGCACTCCGCTATAGTGCGGTCTATGTCGTTGCGAAGCAGATAGTCAGCCTCGTCTTCTGAGATACCGATGCCACCATCTGCGTCGATATTGCGGCCATGTCCAACAGTGTGCGCGCCAGCCGTGCAGATATAGCAGTGCGCTACGAAGCCCTCTTCGCGTTTGAGAGCGTCAGCGATTTCATCGATTGGATACATTTGCATTCCGTTTTCCGATATTGTTTGCAACTTTCTCGGCACTCCGGCCAACCGTGTAGCCGCCCACGCCTACCGTCAGCAGCGTCCATAGCTCGCCAGGTAAATCTATTTGCAGGGGTATCTGATCGCCGGTTGCCAGCGTGACAGATAGCTCGATCAACGGAGCCAGCAGAAAATTCCACGCAACGATTGCAGTGATCACCAGCATCAGGATCGGTCGCCAGCTACTAGCCAGCCAGCTATCGCTTTTAGCTTCGGCGAGAATAATGTCAGCAGCAGCCTTTTCGACGGTCGCGGAGTTCATCATCAACTGCATCTGCAGCTCGCGCTCGATCTCTGCAGCCTTGTCTTTGTCTTCCGGTAAGACGCGCTTCACCACGTCGCCGAGTATCGGTCCCAGGACCGGGATCAATGCACCAATCATTTGCCTACCCTCTCGCTCGGCACAGGAATATGTGACCCGTTATGAAGACCACGTAACTTTAAGATTTCAGCCTCGCTGGACTTCAAGCGTGCTTGTATGTCCGACAGCTCGCGGGCTGCTTTTTCTCTCTCGGCTGGCGCAAGCATGGCCGCGAGAACTGACACTCTTTGATCGGTCAGCTCCGCCTTGTCGATGCGGGTATCCATTGCACGAAGCCTCTTTTCTACATCTATTAAGGTGGTGAGGATGCTTTTGACCTGGTAGCGCACAACGGCGAAAGCGCCTGCCAGCGAAGCGAGCGTCGAACCGAGACTGATCAAAAGTTTATAATCGTCCATCGTCAGCGCCTCTTCCGCCACCATTCGTAGATGCGGATACCGCTCCAGATCGCGCTCATCAACGCGGCCAACGCAGGTAACCAATCGATCAGCGCCGCCCAGGCGATAAACAGGCTGGAGATATCAACCGTCGTTTTAAGATGGTCAGTCATTCAATTGAGCCTCATCCCTACGCGGCGTGACGATCTCCCAGCCTTGTCCCATCCAAACCAGGCAGACCATGCCGTCAGTTTTCGGCGGGCTGAACGTGATGAGAAACGCGCCGGTTGCTGTAACCGACAGCTTGATCAGCCCCTCAGTCGTCAGCCCGTAGCCGCGCAGTTCGTCGCGCGGTTGCAGCAACTCGCCTTGCTGCTTTTTGAAACAGGGCAAATCGTGGCCTTGCGCGCCGGGCATAAAAAAAGCCGCCATGAAGGCGGCACACATAAACGTAAAGCATATCAGTCTCATCGCGCTGTCGCTGGTGCAACGCCGTCACCGCCAAATGGATATTCTGCGAAGGCCATGTAGATAATGGTCTGCGTATTGATATTAGAATCTGACGAACGGGGCTTAAAACCGTTGGACAAAATATCAATGTAGCCCGTGCTGGAGCTAGTCTCCGCAGTGCTTGCGTTTGGATTTAACAATTTGTCCGTAACATTAAATGGGTTTCTAGCAGCATCTCTGATTCCCCATTGGTCGGTGGTGTCTATGTTCTTGGTCAGGATAAAAGAAGGTTTAAATCCGGTGTACACAAAAGTACCATCTGTCGATCCGTTTCCTTCGTAACTCCCGATAGAGCTATAGCCGGGGATTTCTGCGAACGCATAGGCAATGTAAGTATTACCGCTACCGTTTGAACCATTAGCAGTGCCTACACTAAACACAGTACTGGTAGGTGCAGTGCTATTCCAGACGGTTGCGTCTGTTCCTGCCGCAGCAGTTTGATTTAAGTAAAAAACTTTAGCGGCATCCCCAATGCCCTCGTGATATACCACCCAAGACCGGCTGTCAGTCAGTTCTTTGACGATGACCATCTTAGGTGCAATGCCTAGTCCATGACCTACCGTAGCATTTGATCCACTTCCATCATACTTGCTGATACTAAACCCTGCCGTTGTATTTACAGATGTAGCCGTTGTGTTAATGCTGCCGTCTTCATTGCTGCTGCCAGAGCCGTTAGCTTTCCACTGCCACCCAACATAGGTGGCTGAACTGGTGTTATACGAACCATCAGTTCCAACGGTGAAACCAGCAGACCCGAATGTGGTTAGTCCTTGTGCAACCGTTTCTTCAGCACCAGCATCGTTTGAACTAAGTTCCTTGGTGACACCACGAACGGCGTCAGTCAGCGCATGCTCTGTTGCACCAGACCGGCCCTTGATCCACACGAGATCAGGGGCGAAGGTCGAGTTGCCAGACTGACTAACCGCTTGTGAGGAACCTGTACCCGTATAAAGCGTAGGCTGAAAATACGCTGACCCATCTGTGATTGATGGTGTGCCAAGGGAGTCGGTGGATAGTGCCTTAAATCCTGTAGGCGGTGTGTATTCGAACGAAGCCTCTGCAAAATTAAATTGCATATTTGTGACTGCGCCGCCGTCCTGTATCCATAACTTATACTGGACATCTGTAAGCCCAGTAATCTGACTGCCAGATGCACTGTTGTTCACGTACAAATCCAACGTCAAATTATCTGCATCAAACGCCAATGCAATGACATCGCCGTCATTTACAGCCGTTCCTGATGAAGTATTCGAGTTATCTTTCTTTAGCTGACCACCACGTTGCTGACCTGCGCTAGTAGCAGCATGGGTGGTGAAGTTTGCTGAATACGGTACTGAAGCATCGCATATACCGAAGAAATGTGCGCCAGCAGTTCCGGTGTTAATATCGATGCAGTCAATCTCGACATACCACTTGCCCGTCTTTGGAAAGGCAGGGGCATGGGTATTTGTGCTACCGCCGCCTTTATTTTGCAGATTGCCGTTTGCTAACGTCGAACCACTATCTAGCGGGTTTAGTGTCCAGTGATTTAGGGTTGGCGTATCCGGCATCTGGTCTGTGGTGGCTAGTCCGGTGCTGGTGAAATCATTGTTGTTACCTGAGAAGTCTTCCCCTAGATCACTGGCTGTTTCACCTGTGATGAAGAAGCCGTTATTTCCATAGCTGTGATCGTATGCCTTGGGTATCCACACGCCGTCGTCGTTGGTTTCACCAAAATCTGTTGGTGCTAGTGCTTGGCCGTCGATCATATTTATTTCAGCCATATACCCATCAAACTCGACCGGAGTGTTGGAAGCATCTGCACCGACCCGTGTGCGTTGGCTGTTGGCGTTGATTAGCGAAAGATTGTTTGGCACCCCGCTCGTTGAATCGAGAGTTAGTCGAGAGCCGTTCACATACATAATTAAAGTATCATTCGCAGTGCTGTTTGCGGCGTCATACACCAGAACTATGTGATACCATGCAGAAGGATCACGCAGCTTTGCGTCTGCCCTGATTTGCGTCCATCCACCGGTATAAATATCAAATTTCAGAGAGTCGTTATTGCTGCCGTCGCCAGTGGCAGAGCCAGCGGTAAACATAAAATCACTCCGGCCCGATGTTGTTCCAGACCCGGCGCTTAAAAGACCACAGTTTGTGCCGCCTGTAATTGCCGCACGTTTGATCCAAACGGAATAAGTGAATTTCTTCGTGTCTGTCTGTGCTGAGTTATTGTCTCTATATAGATATGCAGCGTCGTCATCATTAAAACGAATACTTTGCTCAATGGAGTGGGACAGCGCGCCACCGAAATGAGCGATTGGAAATGTAAACATCGCTGTCCTCTAGCTAAAATTAAGCTGCGCTACGCCCAGCATTGACGACCCGTCAGACACAAATGTCAGAATGTCCACCGCGTTTGCACCCGTGCTAAGCGTTGGCTCGGTGCCGCCTGGGAACTTGTAACTGCTTGCAGACGTGTTCAGCGTTCTGCTGCCGGTGCCGTCCTGCTTCACGATCAAAATGTACGTCGCCCCGGCCACTTGGTTGCTAGGCGCATCAAGCGTGCGATTGCCTGCCAACGTGACGGTTGCGACCTGATTTGCGGACAAGTCCCAACTGATGTTGGCCCCGTCACTTAGCGTGGTCATGTTGAAGTTTTGCGTTTTCGTGTACTCACGCGCCGTCGCAGTCAGCACGTCGCTGGCGAACAGTTCAGTAGTCGTGATTTTCTTATGCGCGGTTGCCGATGCGTCGTAGATCGCGAACTCGTCTGCCGCGACCGGGCTGGCGCTTAAACCTGACTGTCCGTTAATGCTGACAGTAATTGTCCCGGTGGACGTGATAGCACCACCCGACGCCATGCCAGCCGTGGCAATGTTTGTGACCGTGCCGCCGCTGCCGGGGACAATGTTTGCAAACGTGATTGCGGTAGTGTCCAGCGTGCCGCCCGTGTTCGATGTGCAATGGAATAGCTTGTCAGCGTTCGCGCTGCCTTCCTCGACGTGGATCAATGCGCCGGGATGCTCGTCGTAGGCGTCAAACAGGTCGTCACGCGCTGGGCTGCTGCCGACAACATAGATGCCATTTTGCGATGCGGTGCTTTGATCTTTGACTAACACCAGATTGCCGTTCGCCAGGGTAACGCCGTCAAGCGTGTCGCCGTTGTTCAGTGCCGTGGCGATGGTGATGTTGCCAGTCGTAGCAACCCGCACCGTGCTGCGCTTGGCAAGACCAGCCAGCAGCCCATCGACATACTGCTTTGTGGCAATATGTAAGGCCGATGTCGGATCGCCAGCCATCGTAGACGTGGCAACCATGCTGCTGTACGTGCCGCCGGTAATTGTCTTGCCGGTGAACGTAACAGCAGACGGGATGCTGACCGTCGGGTTGCCGCTCACGCCATCGCCGTTCGCTAGGGTAATCTCGTTGCTTGTCCCGGTGATCGTGCGCGGCTCCGCAGCACCGCTGCCAGCGTGCGCGATCAGGCCGTTGCTTTCGGTCGCCAGCAGGTTGGTAAAAACCTGCGCAGGAGTTTGGAACTCGTAGGCAGTCTCGCCGCTGTTGACCCTGATCATTTTGCCGCCAGCAGATGACAGGCTGGTTGGCAGTATGATTGTGTCTACGACTGCCAGCGTGTTGCCATCAGAGCTAAAACCCAAAGCCTTTGATGCGCGAGCGGATGCGGCGTCGGTAAATTCGGGCGTGGTTATAGCATTCGTCTTTGAGACCTTAAAGGATCGCTGCACTTCTTCGTCCAGCTCCTGGACAATGTGTGTCAGCCGATCGAGAGCCTCTTCGTGGCTGTTCGCCGGGAAACTATCGTTTTCCAGGTAATCCGTGTTTTGCGTCAGCCCAGTGTCACGCAACAGCACAACCGTCTCGCCTGACGCTGGCGCAGTAACGAACGTAACAGTGCCACCGCTTGCAGCGCCCACACCGGTGACCGCATAGTTGGTCGAACCAGTGCCTGCGCTTCTGAGCGTCTCTACGCCTGTGCTAGCGCGTATAAAGACCTTCAGCTCGGAGCTTGCAAAGATCTTAAAGTTGTACGCGAAAGCAGTGGTGCTTCCGTTGCCGGAGTAAGAGTTTTTGAGTGTGGTTGAGCTGACTGTCATCTGATCACCTGACTGCTATTAGGCGTTGCTAGTAAATCCTCGTAGGCCATTCGGACGTCGTCGTACTTCTCCATCCCGATAACCACGTTGAACCCTTCGTTGAAAAATTCTTTTTCCAATTTAATGATTTCGTTGCGCTGCTTTTCTGGATCGTTTGCCAGCGCGTTGTAGCGTGGCGACCGCACCAACCAGTCGAGCGCGTCTCGGAACTTGCGCGCCTTGCCGCCCTTGACCACCAGCACCTCGTTCTTTGAGGCGTCCATCCATTCTGACTGGAATGCTTGGTCGAATTGCATTCCGTTCTTTCCGGTAACCCGGTCGCGGAGCGGTGCGCCGAGACGAATATGCTCGGACATCGCCAGTGTCAGCTGCTCGCCCTGTTTGATGCGGAACGGGCTGATCAGGTTGTAGGTCGCCAGGACAGGATTAACGTCGAACCGGACATTGTAATCTTGCTCGCGGCCCATCACGTCAAAGCTCTTTGCCATTGCGTCCTCGTCACCAAACACAGAATAAGGTCGCAGCTGCTGGCGATATTCTTGGAGATATTTTCCGAAATCAGACGGCTCGTCGAAACCAATTGGTCCTTTCAAAGTGCCGATCATTTCCGTTCGCTGCGTGCCGTCCGGGTGCAGCTCCATCTGCGCTACATCTTCAGCCGTGTAGTATTGATAATCTGCGCTTGGGCGTCGTTTTGTTGGGTCTGCAAACCGCTCGATGTTTCTCACGGCGCTGCTATACGGCAGCAGATTGCCCAGCGGTGAATTGAACAGGAACGAGTAGTCGTCATACATCGTGGATTTAACGATGCTCGCAATGGTCTGCAGCATCGGCATATCACCTATATACTGGGCAACAGACCCAATCGCAGCTGACGCATAATTGGTCGCAGCCTCTTGATCATTGGTACGCCGCATCATCTCGGCCGTGTTGGCAGCAGTGCCCAAGATCATTGAGACCGGTTCCAGCCCGGCGTAGCTCACGTAGGTGACTGGTCCGTTGTATGCGCCCGTCATTGGATTGTAGAGCGGCAATGCATCACCGTTGGCGTCCGTAGGCCAGCCGGTGCCCTTCATAACAAACGAATAGGGTTGCCAATTCGGCGGCAGCTTGCGGCGTTGGTTTGCGTCCTCTGGCATAGCGCCAGTGAAGTGCCCCTCCATCGCCAAGTTGTGCATCGTGTACATCACGCCAGTGCTGAGACTAACGCGCGCCATGATACGGTTGCGTGCCGCCGGATTTTTGAATGCTATCTAACCGTCGTCCCGGCTACACAAATTTG